ACCATTTTAATTATTTGATCGCCTGGACTAGAATTTGCTAATCTATCAGTCAGCATCTTTTCGTATCTTTGTCTATTCTGAGAAGCTATTTGTTTTGCATCAATAAGTGCAGTTGCACCTCTTTTAGCGGCTGCTCTTGATTTCTTTAACTCTTCAGCAGATGGAAGTTTATTAAGGTCTATAGTAATTACCTCGTCTGCAACCTCGTTAAACCTTTTATAGTTGTGTAGGTTTTTAAGCGCCTGGCCCATTGCATCTCTGTCTGACCTACCTCTATATCCACCTTTAGCTGTTTTTTCACCAGAAACACCAGCTGATTTTTTACGCTTTCCTGTAAATTGATCTAGTTCATATTTACCCTTGGAAACGTGTAATTTTTCTTTTCCTCTAGTTACCCCAATAAGTCCTGGGTATATGGTTACGTCCCAATCATTATATCCTGAGTATGGATTTTTTTGACGCGATTTTACAAAAAAGAAGTTTATCATATTTTTTGCAGGATTAGCCTTTGTACCAAAAGCAGTTTCTGGAGCGTTTGCCCAATCTATATTGTAGCTATTTGCCATTCCTTGAAAAAACTGTTTATCGCTTCCAGTTAGTTTACTAGCTAATTTTGCAGCAGATTTAGCAGCAAATTTTTCAGTTATTAGCCTAGATTCATTAAGGGTTTTTATTATTATTTCCCTTATTGTTTTTCTTAAGTCTGATTTTTTCATTATTTTATCCCCTGCTCTTTTTGCCATTCTGATATATTAAAATTCTCATCCTTTATAGCTTTACTAACAGCCTTTCTTCTATTTAATAGATAATCATCAGTCTTATCTTTATCACCATCATTATCTATATCGCCGTCTTCTTTTCCAACCGGGTCAAGCTTTTCACCTAATTCGTAATATCTACCAAGTTTATTTCCTAAATCTTCATATAAAGATTCTAACCTATGTTGTAGTTCTGAAACCTCTTTTGCAGTTTTTTCGAATAGTTTAGATGCTTGAGTTATTTCTTTTACATCTCTTTTTACAGTTACAGCATCAAACCAATCTTCTGTTTCATCTAACATGAAATTTCCAGCACCAGATGATAAACTACCCATTGTTTCTGCTAATCCTTTAAGGTCGTGTTCTCTGTATATTTGTTCTCCGTAAGAATCAAATCTCTTCATTGCTTCTAGAAACTTAACCTTTTGATCTGGCGAAATTGCTCCTTCAGATAATATCTTTTTTAATTTTAATGCCATCTTGTATTCTCCTATCTTTTAAGTACGTATACGTCTTTTGCATTACACGTAATTGATGAGATTCCTAGTTCATATACTACACCAACAGTTAAATGCGAAAGGTCTATAGTGTCTCCTCCTCTAGCAAGAGTAATGGTACCAGTAGTACTATCTTCTCCAAGCAATATTGCTGAAGCTCCTATGTTTGAGCCAGTAAAATCTACTGTGGCATTATTTACCTTCCATAATCCATTGTATCTTCCAAACGGACCAAACTTATTTAGTGATGCATCTACAAATCCATGTGCCATTATTTTTCTCCACAACAAGATTTCTTAGCCAAATGAGGTACTTCGCATTTACCAGTCATTTCACAAAGAATATCAGAAACTAGACTATTTATTCTAGCGTATTTATTATTTATCTTACTTATATTATTAACACTCTCATTTACAGAGGATGGTTGCATAAAGGCTCCGTGCGTTGAAGGGTTTGAAACAAAATCCCAACATATCAATTCAAAATCATCTTTTACCTGTACTGCGCTTTCTCCATCTTCATAAAGTTCCTCTACGCTTCCCAATCCTCTAGAACTAATTCCAAGTTTTATTCCACATTTTAATAACTCTTTTAGTATGTTTCCAGCTGGAGTTGATAAAACTTCTATCGTTCCCATTACATCATCTCCTTTCCACCATACATCTTTCACGTTATGAGAAACATTTTGTAAATTTACAACAGAAGATTCTGGATGGTCTAATTCACCTAAAGCTCTTCTTTCTGCAATATTTACTTTTTTGTAATTTTTAACTTCACGCATTAAAATTTCCTTTGGATAAACTCTTCCATTTTGATTCTTAGCGTTAGCTCTTTGTAGACAGCCAGTAACTATCACTTTTCCGTTATTTGCTCTTTCAGACTCGGCTATTAACTGAGGTGAAACATTAAATGTAGTATAATCTATTAAAAGTCCTTTAGACATGTCGCTTTACTCCGCTATTTATATATGCGGCCTGCTGCGATCGCTTAAGTTTTTCTGCTGTGTACATTTTTTCTTGTTTACTCATAGGTAATTCCCAACCAGAAACCTGGGCTCCTTCGTGCATATATTTTTTATTTTTTATATCAGTTCTAAACTGTTGCCAAGTTAATTCCATTGTATTCATATTTATCCTGCCAATTCTCTTAGTTTTTGAGAAACCTTTACCAACCTTTCTGCAATTTTACCCATTCTAGGTTTTGTAGATTTCCAATACGTGTCTGAAGATACACCAGCCTCCTTTTTTAATTTTGATGCCCTTCCAATTATTCTTTCTATCTCAAATAATTTTCTATTTATTTCTTTGATTGCACCATTAACTTTTTGCTTAGGATTTTTAGTTTCATCTTTTTTGAAAGATTTATAGTTTTGGTTATATAGTTCTTTAACAATTTTATATCCAGTACTATTTTCAGAATTTTCCTTTTCTTTCTTTTTATCTTTTCCAAAAGCATACGGAGTTTCATAATGACCTGCACCTGACGAAGTACTTATTTCTTCTATTTCTTCATCCATGCATCCATCTTCGCATATTATTTCGTCTATTATTTCTTTTAGCCTATTACTTAACGACATTTGACATTTCTTCCGATAATTCATATACATTCATCATAGTTGTTAGATATGATTCAGTTATAGTTTTAACTCTTTCGAGCTTTTTTAGTTGATTTGACACTTCTAAAAGTTTAATGGATATTATCTTATCATCAATTTTATTTGCAAATTTGTTAATTTTTATCCTTTCACTCTTAGCGTCTCTATTTATTATAGCAGACAACTTTCCAGTATCAGAAACATTGTTTATATATTCCTTTAATAGTCTAGTCTGGTTTTTATTTAGAGATTTACCATATTTTTCATTAAATTTTTCTAATAATATTTTTTGGCCCATTAACCTTACAGATTTATCCTGTTTTGAATATTCTTTTAGTATACCATCAGGGGCATCTACCTTTGATTTTGAAGATATATGCTCTACAATAGTTTCTCTACTTAACATAATATCTTTAGGGTTATTTAACGACTTATTAGCTTGAGACTCGAATAATTTGTATATAGAAGCATTTACCTTGTAATCTGATATTTTAGTTCTAAAGAAATTGTCTAGATTATAGTGCTTTCTAATTTCTTTTATCAAATTATATTTTTGCCTTTTAACCGTTCCATTTGCTAACTTTGACCTCTCAGCTAAAACAGCTGAAAGAAATCTATCTCCCCTTTGATGAGTTGAGAATTTTTCTTTTAATAGCATATTATACAAAGATAACTCTTTTTTTAATGCCGTATTTTTTCCAAAAAATTCTCTTACTATTTTTAGTGCTGGAGAAGCGTCTACACCGTTTATTGTGTCATTGGTTATTTGTCGAACTAAAAGCTCGAACAACACTCCAGTGTTTTTAACCTTTGAATGTTTTATTTTTTTGGCCATATTATTATTTCCACTTAATCGCTACACTTATATTCATATATAAATATACAGAAACCTGTCTTATGTTATGTCCTTATCTATTAAATTAGATTCGTCTAACATACTTTCAGCTTTTTCTTTAAGTACCGATTTCTTATTCTTAAACATATTCATAGAATCACGTATTTCTCTAGCTAAAGGGCTTCCATGCTTATATTTGTGTTTTATACCTCTATCTCTATTTTTTACATCCCTTTTATTTTTTTCCTTTCCAAGCGGGTCTCTACCCCTAACACCATTGTCTGTTCCATAGTAGTTGTTTTCCTTTGGTCTTCCTACATCTGCATCAGTCTTTCCACCCCTTGTTTTTCTAGTATCTCCAGAGGCAGAAAGAGTTTCTCTATTTTTCTTCTTTGCTTCTGTTTGGACTCCAGCAGCTGGGTCTTCACCTTCGCCTTCTATCATGGATTTTCTATACTTTTGCTTTGTGTCTTCAACAACTTCAGCTCTTTGAATCTCTATTTCTTTGTCTGTTAGATTAAATATGTTCTTGTAAACCCAGTCTTCAGATAACATTTGGTTTGTTCGCGCTGTATCTGCTAGTCTAAGCTTAGATTCCCATAATTCTATTTTTTCTTGTTCATATATTGTTGACGGATTAGTCAGCTCTAAACTAAAATCTATTAGTTGTTCATTTGTATATCCTTGAGAATACAGGTGTACTAATCCAATCTTAGTTAATTCAGAAATAAATATTCTTTGTATTCTTTCAATTGTTCTGGCAAACCTTACATCTAAAGCGGCTAGAGTTGCTTTTCCATCTACTCCTTCTTCGTATCCTAAAAACGATTTAGGAATTCTTAAAGCAGCCATCATCCTATTTTTTAGATATTCTATATCGTCTGTTCCAGTCCACTCTAATCCTCCTAAATCTTCTATGCCTGTTCCACTATTTCCTCCTCTAGTAGGTAAATAAAAATCTTCAAGCATATTTTGTAAATTAAATTTAAGATTGTAATCGCCTGTATTTTGGTCCATGTATGGAGTTTTCTTCATACGATTTATTACTTGTTGCATGTATGAATCTACTTCATTAGGTGGTATATTACCAATATCTATATTAAATACCCTTTTTGCTGGAGCTCGCATAATTCTGTGAATCATCATTGCGTCTTCCATAAGAGTTAATTGCTTCCAAGTTTTTCTTCCTGGTTCTAACATAGACTTTCCATAAGGAAGCCAATTTGTATCGTTTAGCATTCTAAAATGAGCAACTTCATAATTTTCATAGTATGTTTTTGCTGCACCTGCTGAATGAACATTTGAGGTACTTCCTGCAAATGCAGGGTCGTGTAAGAATCTAACATATTCTGGCCTTTTTGGGTCTATACCTTCCTCTCTAATTACTTCATAGACAGAGATTGGCTCAACTCCAGTAATACCAATTTTTTCAACTATATTTAGTTTAAGGAAGAAGTCTCCATACTTACACATATTTCTAATCCATGGCCATAGATTAAATTCAACGTTTAATACATCATAGTATAAGTTTCTTAATACTTCATTTATTTCTTGATTACTGGTGTTTATTTGAAGAACATCACCATATTCATCTTTCATTGTTGATTCATCTGAGTATATATCTAATGCTGATGCTAATATTGAATCAGTATCCATTGCTTCATAATCAGTAAATAAGTCTAACCTCATTTGTGCGAATGCTGTGGATGGATTATATACACTTTGATTACTTGACATGTGTATTCTATTGTACCTATCTACTAAAGAATTTGATGCTAAATTACCAGCAGATTGAAGCCTTGCTGGATCGACTACTCTTAGTCCTTTATCACCTATTTTTCTAACTATCGTAGATGTTGAAAAAGCTCGTTTTAATCTTCCAAAAAATGTTTTATCTGCCATATAATTTTCTCCGTATAACCTATTTTATTAGCCAGGTTAAATCTTCTTCTCCACCTCTTCCATTTTGCATTTGCCATGGATTCTGGCCCGACATATTGTTTGTATATATGCCACCGTTAGATTTACCTATTTTACTAATTGCCAATTTATCTAATTCTATTCCTTGTTGCCTTAGTTTTAATGCGGTATCTCTAACCCACATACCAATACTAAAAGCCATAACTAAATCATCGTTATAGCCTCTTTGAGCCTCAGCCTTACTTCCATTCCATATAAAAACCCGTAGTTCTTCTAAAAGTCTTTTTGACCTGATTATTGAGACTTTTTCTCTTAAATAAATATCAAGTTTGGAGATTAAAAGTGGCCTAGTTTTTGATGATGTTGTAAATCCTGGAGTCATTTGTGATTTATCCTTTAAGTCATAACCTTTAGTTAACTGCGTTGTTGCATCAACGATGCCATCTTGCTTGTACGTATAATATAAATTTTTATAGTCTCTGTCTATTGCGCTTTGAATTGCTCCAAAACCTACACTGGCGTTTTCTATTACTAATAATGCGTCATTATATTCAGTAGCAACAGAAACTAACATGTTTCCAAAGTCTTTTGGTGTAAGTTGTCCTCTATATTCAGCTACTTGCGTAACATTTTCTACATCAACTACCTGAAAGGTTGAGAAGTCACTACCATCACCTCTTGCAACGTCAGCTACTACCATATAATCTTTATTGTAATTACAATTTTCCCAAATCCAATAATTTCCATCAAATCCTCTAGTCTCTATTGGGTCTTGTGCGTGAGTTGAAAAATACCATTCTATTATTGTTGGATCGACAACATTATGGCCAGATGAAACAAAGTCACAATCACATTCTTGTGCTGCCATTTTTGGTCCTAGTAATTCATCTTGTTCATCTCTCCATGGTTGGTCTCTTTCAGGGTGAACTGACCAATGTAATCTTATAGTATTAAAATTGTTTGTGCCTTCTTCTGCCTTTACCCACGTTTTATGGAACCAGTTCCCTACCCCGTTTGGTGTTGAAAGAGCTATACATTTACCACCAGTTGCCAGTGTTTGTTGAGCCGATGCCCAAATCTCTTCTATTTTATCAATAAATGCTGCTTCATCAATTACTAGTAGTGATAACGCTTCCGATCTACCAGCATCACCAGAACTTGAAACAGCCTTTATTTGAGAACCATTCTTGAATCTTAGCGAAAGTTTGTTGTCTTCAACAGTTGTACCCTTTAACCAACTAGGAAGATACATGTGCATTTCCCTTACCTTTGTAACCAGGTTTTTCGCTACATCTTGCTTAGTTGCAATTACTAGTACATTTTTATCTTCATGAAATAACATGAGCCATAAAGAATATCCTGCAGAAATTGTAGATATTCCTAGCTGCCTTGACTTTAAGATAATATTATAGTCGTTGTGTTGAAATTGTTCTAGAGTTCTTTCTTGAAATTTGTATAAATCAAATGGAATCCTTCCTCTAGTAGGATGTTGAATTTGGCAATACTTTTTCATAAAGTATACCGGGTCCTTAACACACTTTAGATATTCTTCACGTATTATATTTTTGATAGACTTCGTCTTCTTCATATATATAAATATATTTTCAAGACAATTTTAGTTCTTTATCTTCTTACTCTTTTCGAAACTTCTTCCACCAAAATAAGCACCAATTACTGTAATAAGAACTAACTGTAATAAGTCTACCCAAGTGTCTTTTACTTCAAATTTAATAGAACCTGCGTCTACAAATATCATAAGAACAGTACATACAACTAGAAATATAAGTACTAATGGTCGTACGTTCTTAGATAACCAAGAATCAGAATTCATATCTGCTGACCAACGATCAGTAATATTCTGTTCCATTTTAGTTTCATAATCAGAAACCAATTGTTTAATTTTTTGTTCTGCTTGTAGTTTTTCTTCTTTTGTAGTTGTTAAGTCGTCTAAAACTCCACCTACATTTTTTACTAAATCGGCTGCTCCGCCAGAAAACAGATTTGTTAATATACCCATAACTTTTTCTCCTTAATTTTTAATATTCAAATGGGGGAGTACCATAATCTTTTTGTTGGATTCCATACCAAGTTCTGCCA